TTCATATGAGGGTGCTTATTACAGGAAGGATATCGGTTGTAATTCTGGACAGAATGTGAGGTATAAAGAGAAATTACCTAGAGTGGGTATTTTGGCTTCAGGAAACGGAACCTGTCTAGAAAAGTTGATGAAATATGAGATGAGTTGTATAAAGATAATAGTTGCGGATAAACCAGACGCAGGAGTATTAGAAAAAGCACAAAGTTTAAAAATACCATTTTTGTATCTACCCTCTCCTCAAAGTTCATCACAGAACGATAAGAGTGTGCGAACTAGGGAGGAATACGATCAGAAAATAGTTAATATATTCCGACAATTTGATATAGACTTGGTTATATTGGCCGGATATATGAAAATCGTATCTTCCGAGTTGTTTGATGACATAGAAACAGTCAATATTCACCCCAGTTTACTACCTGTATATGGAGGCATGACAGGAACGGAGATCCATAAGAGTGTCATAGAGAACAAGGACACTACATCTGGGTGCACTCTTCATAGAGTGGTAGATTGTGTTGACGGTGGAGAGATTCTAATCCAAAAGAAGTATGAACTGAAGCCCGATGAAACACCTATCTCTCTCAAAGAGAATATACAGGCACTTGAAAAAGAGGTTATACTTCAGTATGTCCGCGAGTATTCAACAGATAAGATAAAATATTCGGTTGACATAGAGGAAGGTAATAATTTTGTAGAGGAACTGAAGAAAACAAACCCTGCTGTAGGCGGATATTACGCTGAGTATAACTCCGATGGACTGCAACTTGCAGCTACGGCTGATGGAGTGGGTACCAAATTAAATCTTGCGTTAGAGTATGGAGGACTTGGAGATATAGGTATAGACCTTGTTGCCATGAATGTAAACGATTTGATAGCGGGAGGAGCACAGCCTCTATTCTTTTTGGATTATATTGCTTTGGATAAGATGGATAAAAAAACATGCACGACTATCATCAGGGGAATAAATAAAGGATGTAAAATGGCTGGATGCGAATTGATTGGAGGAGAGACAGCTGAAATGAAGGATATTTACATGAAAGGAAAGATGGACTTAGCTGGATTTGCAATAGGGAAAAGTGTATATAAATTCGGCAGTGCAGAGCACCAGATAATGACTGATAAATGCTTTCTCTACGGGATACCGTCATCAGGAATTCATTCAAACGGATACACCTTAGTAAATAAGTTGATGAAGAAGTCCTTGCGACACTTCCCGAAAGATGGGTATTGCCCTCCAAGACCCAAGCAGAACATTTACACGGACATTTCCAATTCGATTCACCCATGTATATCTGATATTTTGAAGCCGACGCGCATATATACTGAATTACTAGATATGTATAAGACGTATCCATCAAATATACTTGGCGTAGCGCATATAACGGGTGGAGGATACAAAGATAATCTTAAAAGAATTCTACCAGATCATCTCACCTTTGAACTAGAAGAATGGAAATTTCCTCCAATATTTGAATGGATTCAGAGAGAAAGTAATTTAAGTACTTTGGAAATGTTGGATGTTTTTAATTGTGGATATGGTATGGTTATCGTTTCTGATACAGAGTTACCATTGAAACGTATTGGACGATTGGTCGAGAAGTAAAATTTCCAAAAACCCCATATGTCCGAATTTTAAATAGAGTTTCTGTGAGTAAATTTAAATATAGATAATATCTAAAAATGAAAATTGGTATTGTTAGATATCCTGGTTCAAATTGCGACTTCGACGCATTAAGATACTTCGATGAAAGTTTTTTTATTTGGCACAAGGAGACCAACATAGATGTTCTTGATGGGTTAGACATTCTTGTTATTCCTGGCGGTTTTGCTTTCGGAGATAGGATATACGATAAAGCCACTTCTGATTATAAGATTTCACCTGGCACTATGGCTGTTGGGTCTCCTGTATCAGCTATTATACTTGAAGCAGTAACACGTAGTATTCCAATCTTGGGTATATGTAACGGATTTCAAATACTCATACAATTGGGTCTTCTACCAGGTGAGTTGCTATTGAATGAAAATGGTAAATTTACATGCGAACAAGTGGGGTGCGAAATAGCAGAACACAAATTCACAACAAAGCTCTATATCGCTAACTCATATGGAAAATATAACATTTCTGATGAAGAATGTAATAAGTTGGAGAACAATAATCAGATTTTCTTGAAATACTCGAATCATATTCCAGAAATTGGTTCTCTTAGAAACATAGCAGGTGTATGTAACGAGAACAAAAAAGTGTTTGGGATGATGCCTCACCCAGAGAGAAATAATTACGAATTGAAGGATATTTTGTATAAGTTGATGTTACCAGTAGAACATCCTATACATACACAATTACATTTTCAGAAAAGTATAACGGAGCTTTTATACAGCGAACATATCTCATATAAAACAACCCGTCGTTATTTGAAGAAGTTATTTACAAAGGCAGAATGGGTAATACAAGGACCAGGTGAGAATGCGGGAATCGTAGATATAGGAGATGGGTATTGTATAGCGCTACGTATAGAGAGCCATAATCATCCTACATTTATTAATCCATATGAAGGCGCCGCCACCGGTGTAGGTGGAATCATGAGGGATATTTTCACTATGGGGGCTAGACCCATCGCAATATTGGATTTTCTTAGATTTGGCACTGATGATAATAATGAGCGACTATTGAATGAGACTATAAGAGGTATCTCTTACTATGGGAATTGTGTAGGAGTTCCTAATATCGGGGGTGATTTATACAGGAGCAAGTCATATGATAAGAATCCTTTGGTAAATATCGCCTGTATAGGAATTCTTAAAAAAGAGAATATTGTATATGGAAATGCTACTAATCTGAATAGCTCACTAATATATGTTGGGAGCAAGACAGGTAACGAGGGGATTAATGGAGCAGCGATGGCCTCAAAATCTTTTACAAATATCGATGTCGATGCGATGCAACATAACATTCAAAAGAGTGATCCTTTTTTAGAGAAATTACTCTTAGAAGCCTGTTGCGAGATTTCTGAAAAACAACTTGTAGAAGGTATGCAAGATATGGGTGCTGGTGGATTACTTTGCGCTTCATTTGAAGTGATTCTCAGAGGTAGAAAGAAAACAAAGAAGAACATGGGGTGTTGTATAAATCTAGATAAGGTACCTACCAAATATAAAATGGAACCGTGTAATATTTTGATTTCGGAGTCTCAGGAAAGAATGCTTATTGTATGTAAACCTGAGAAAAGGCAAGAGATATTCGATATATTTAAGAAATGGGACTTGGAATATGGAGAAATAGGTATAGTAAATAACACAGGAAATTACCAAATTTATCATGAAGGGCGCGTGCTTTACAATAACATGATGTCTAACCTAAATGAGGTGAATGATTATACATATGAGAAAACATCTGAAGAAAATAGAGCAGAGAAGAGCGAAGAACACGTTAAGAAGATTCATGAGCCTAATAGATGGAAAGTATATGATTCTACCGTTGGAAATAGGACGCTGAAGGGTCCTGATAAACCTGGAAGTTATGCTATTCTTGATATTCCTGAGAATAATAAACAATTATTTGTAACTTGGGGTGAAACATTTGAAGAGTGTCACAAACAGATGACAATTTTTGAAGGTGTTAAGCCTTTGTGTGTTGTTAATTGTTTAAACTTCGGTCATCCTAGCGACTCAATGAACGATTTCTCGGACACTATAGACAGTCTTGTTGATGGCTGTACCAGCAATAATATCCCTGTTGTGGGTGGCAACGTAAGTCTTTATAATTCAACAGATGGAAAGTCCATAAGACCGACTCCTGTACTTCTAATGATGGGAATATCAGTTTGAAATTAATCATCTAATGATTGATTACAAATTAAGTAATTTTTGCAGTGAGCCGTCAGCAGCCTTTCGCTGTGCGACATCGTTCCCTCCGAGATGTTTGCCGTTGACGAATATATTCGGAACTGTGCTCTGGTTAGTCATCTGTTTAAGAGTCGCTTGTATATCTTTACCATTTTTCATCTCGTTAAGTTCTAATATTGTGAAGTTAACTCTCATTTTTCCAAATAGGGCTTTCGCACGCGTACAGTAGGGGCAGTTGTTCTTAGAAAAGATCACAACTGGAGCACTATATAAATATCCGTCGATAATTGACTTGGTACTGGGTGGTTGCGTCCCTCCAGTAATGGGTTTTCCTTTTATCGTAGTATAAATCATTATAAGTGCGGCTATCCCTAGTAGAAATACTATCTGTATTATCATTATATATAATTCGCAATTATATATAATATTGTAAATAACTCAAAATTCAACTCCTAAGATTCTACGTTTTGGCATTTTTCTTGTACCATTACTCTTTTTATTACAGTTCTTTCTTGTAGATTTTTTATTTGTCTTCTCATCTCCAGGGAAATATCTGAGAAAAGATTCATCATATTCCTTAGTGCCACGCTTTGAACTTAGTTCTTTAAACTTTTCTGCTTGCCTTGCTCGTATATCTGAGCGAGTTGGCTGTTTTCCATAGCAGTTAATACTGAACCTTTTGAGAAGTCCTTTCTGCTCGAGTCTGTTCTTGGACTGAACGCTAAAAAGATACTGTGCCATGCACAAAATTCTGTCATGATCGTAGTATGGGCGGTCAGCATAAAGGAAAGATAAATAGAAACTAAGCATTGTGTCAATCGTCGCCACATTAACAACATCTCCGCCTATATGAATTGTATTGTAACTATGGCAGGCAAGGGGTTTGTAAATGAAGCACACAGTATCTTTGTCAACTACAACTTCATAATGGGGGGCTATAATTTCTCCAATACCTGGTTTTTTATTAATCTTGATATTCTTAAATCCAGCATCTATTAATCTCTCTTTGAGAACAATTGCCGAGGTGCCAGGCTCCATCGAAAGAACATCGAAGTCTGGAGAATTGTCTAATTGCTTTCTCTGTTTTTTTGGCATGTATTTTCCATAGAGGGAGCTTGCATAACCACCAAAAAATATCAGTCCCTGGTCTACAAGAGACTCTCTAACGGTAGCATATAATTTATTTTCAGTCTTTTTGTCACCCTCGAAATCTCGTAAGAAATCTATTTTATCACACTTTGGATTTTCCATTGGATAATTTTTATTAAGTAAGATCAATCTTTTTAGAACCTTTTCCCATCTACTCACATCACCATCTGGTCGCGACAACTCTAAATACATAGCCATGCGTAAATAGTTAGGGGGCGCATACAGAATTCCATTAACCTTGATAGCATCTCTTTTAATGGACTTGAATAGTTCTTTATTTAATTGGGTAATATCAGCGACTGGAATGAAATTTACAAATACCTTAAATGTTCCTTCATGCATACCAGCCTTTGCTTCGACATCTTTGTATCCAGAAACAGCATATTTCCTCGCAAGTTCTTTTGCGTCTTCAAGAGCATCTGGAGAGAAAAAGTCGTAATCTGGGACCTCTACATTCCTGTTATAAAAACGGTCCTGAACAGGCAATATATTATTAATTGCGGTGCCTCCATAACACACAAGTTTTTTAGTTCGTAAAAAATCTTCTACAATCAATATAATATCTTTTACTTTGTCAGATTGAGCGACCTTTTTTCCAGCACGTTCTTCAGCTTTATCGACCGCATCGCGAAGAATTTCTAATTCCTTTTCTTCAAATGTCATTTTCTTAGATGGCAAAGTGTATGATGGCATTAATATATAGAGATATTAAATTGTAAATGAATAATAATCTGATTTAACAGACCTTTCCTTATAAGAGTTCGCCTCAGGTGGTGGTCCAGGAACGTTGATAGTCACTGGGATAAATCGGAGCGACTCTGGCTTCAATACGAAAGCAGAACCTTCGTTATCAAAGAATTCATCATAATATTCCATGTTTGTGTCAAAATTTTGAAATGCCATAGCGACCATCTGACACCCATATTTCATCGCAAGCGATGATGATGGGTTATCCGCGTCTGCCGATAAGTCAGGCATAGCTATAGTCATGTTCTTCTTGTTAAACTCAATGAGTTCCTGCATATCAGGAGTATATTTTACATCGTAATAGCGCAGGGCTCTCATAAAAATTGAGTTACTAGCGATGTTGACATATTCGTCAAGTGGGGTGTCTTCAAAAAGAGCATTTGTCTTGTCAGCCACGACGATGACCTTACCCATGAAATCTTTTAGGGGCAACGAACCAATGTTCTTTCCTTGGTTCTCATAACTGTATTGTTTTCCT